ACAATAATACGGCTGACGCAACTTATACTTGGTGTGATGCTTTATCTAATGGTTTTAAACTTAGAAGAAACTCAACACAAAATAATGCCGATGGTTCGTCATACATCTACATGGCATTTGCAGAACACCCATTTGTATCTTCAGAGGGTGTACCGACCACAGCTAGATAAATGAAATATTTTTTTCTTAGTCTTGTATTTATAACTTTTTTTTCTTTTACTGTTTATTCAGCAGACACAAATACTGTCAGTAGTACAGTAATAGATAAATCCGTACCTACAGCTTCTGCTCCAAGTGTTGTTGTAAATAATTCTGATGTTTGTATGGTAGCAACTAGCGGAGCAATTCAAACAAACATACTTGGTATAGCAACAGGACTTATGAAAGAAGATCCTTTATGTGCAAAATTAAAGATCTCATCTAGACTTTATTCTATGGGAATGAAAGTAGCGGCTGTGTCAGTTTTGTGTTTAGATAGTCGCACATGGGATAGTATGTATCAAGCTGGAACATATTGCCCTTATGATTCAAAAATTGGTACAGATGCAAAACAAGGCTGGTTAGAAAATCCAGAGATGATACCAGATGGAAGTTTAATAAAAGCTAATATATTAGAAGGAAGAGAAATAACAGTTGAAGAAAGAGAAGCTAACAATGAACTTACGAAGTTTATATTTATGGCTATGGCTATGTATATCGGTTTGCCTATCCTTTTCTAGTCAAGCTGTAGATTGCTCAACTGATACAACAGGTCTTTGTACTCCTACAATAGAAGAAATAATTGATGAAGTTATTACTGAAACAATAGAATTTGAAAATGGTGGTATAACAACAACAACTGTAACGGAAACAACGACAACTACAACTACAGTTACAAATGAAGATTCTGGAAATATTTTAGATAGTAATAATGATTTTGTTACTTCATCAAAAGATGGAGAAATGAATATTGATTGGGGAGGTCAAGGCCCAGCTTCAATGCCTAGTGGCAATTCATGTGGTCAATTAGGAACTGATAAATGTGCAGAGATAACAGGTAGTGGAAATAATGTTTCAACAATGGGTAATAATTATGGAACTACTTTTATTCAAACAGTAGATATTTCAGAACTAAATATAAAACATGGTGGAGAAACCAATTATTCAATTAAAGTAGATAAACAAGATGCTGAAGATTCAATCTATATGCACATTACAGGTAAAAATGGAACGACAGATGTTTTTTCTGGAACTGATATTTTATCTGCTAGTGGTACTAATTCTGGTTATCAAACATATGAAAGTAGTTTTGATTTTTCTGGAAGTTTAACAACTATAATTATAGAAATAGGAGGTAGAGATATTAATTTATCTATCGGCCCCTTATTTGACTCAGTACAAGTTAATGTTCTCTATAACGTTATCAATACTATTGTAACACAAACAATAACAAGTGTTGAAATGTTTGTTGCTTTAAACTCAGATGCAACAGAAGAAATTATAGATGTTGTTGAAGATATTTTTGATTCAAATATTCCTGTTGAAACAGATATAGGAATAGACTTTGCACCTATTGATGTTCAAGAGCCTAGTTATGAAGAAGTAGAAATTGAGATTGCTGAAATAGAAATTGCAGAAATAGAATTAGAAATAGAAACTGAAATAGAAGCTACAGTAGAAGAAACAGTAGAAGAGATTGCGGTAGAAGAAGATATAACAGAACCAGAACAGCAACAAGAGGAAGTCCAAAAAGAAGAAGAGGAAACATCAAACGAAATAGAAGTAGCAAAGAATGAAGAAAAAGAACCAGAACAAATAGAAGAGCAAGAAGAAAAAAAAGAAGAAACTCAAGAAGAAAAGAAAGAAGAATCATCTAAAGAAAAAGCTGTTAAAAAGATTATGAAAAAGATGGACGATAAAAAAAAGTATGATGATGTAAATCAAACTAAAACCCTTGTAGTTATGCAAGTCTTAGGGAATACTAAAACCTTTTTCCAAGATCAACAACAACTAAATGATAGAGTAGGATTTTTTTCAAATGTTGTTTTGCCAGACACAGTTATCAATGATAATGATATGGCAAGTTATTTTCTGTTTGTAGGAAGTGATGGTTTAATGAATGAAATGATAGATAGTCAATGGCAACAGAAATAGATGTAGGTGGTATAAAGTTCAGAGGAGGTAAGATATTCCTTATCCTCACTGTTTTAAGTAGTTTTGTAGGTGTATTATGGGGCGGTTTTGAGGTTTATTCTAGGTATTTATCTATGGAAAAGAAAATAAACAGCTATACAGCACCAGATTTAAGCGGCTTTGATAAGAGATTAGACCTTATTCAATTAGAAACTGAGATGCTACAATCAGAAATGACTATGATATTAGAAGAAGTAGAATTAGTTGCTGGTGTAGCTAAAGAATTAAAGAATGACCTTAAAGCAGATGTTAGACGTATTGAAACTATTGTGGAAGATGTTGAGCAAAGAGTTAAACAAGATGGTAGAGATAATGCCAAAGATCTAAAAGAAACTGTTAATGAATTAAAAGAAGAAATGCAAAAGCTAGAAGAAAAAATAGATAAAAGAATTAAACTAGCTTTAGAAAATCCTCTAAGTCAATTAAATGGCTAAAAAAACAGTAGCAAAAGAAAAATTTGATAAAGTTGTTAAAAGAACGAGTATAGGAAACTCTTCACGCTCCAAGCCAAAAAATAAGCACAAATTGAAATCATGGAAAAAATATAATAGACAAGGATAATGTGGTCTATTTATACAGTTGTTTGTGTTCTTAATTTAACGATTAATCCATTTTGTTCTGTAAATGGTCAACTACCAATAAATTTTACAAATTTTGAAACTTGTGATAAAGCTGTTGACAGCATTGTGCTGGAATTAGATGAACAATTAAAAGAAAGAAATATATCTTTAGCAATGAGATGTTTTAACAATGAGCAAACTAACACCTAAAACTACAAGAGAACAACTCTTGGATATCTATAATAAATTAGATACCTTACAGAACAACCATCTTTATCATCTTGAAAAAAAAATTAATACTTTGCATTATGTTTTATGGACTATTGGATTTATGGTATTAACACAATTTGTTTCTTGGGTGTTGCGAATGTTTGGCTAACATGGAAGATAAAGAGTGGGACGAACTCAAACTTATCCAAGAAAAACTTCACGAAGCGTTAGATAAAGGTTATCCGCCACTTGGCAAAGGTGGTTTAAATCAACCATCTGGTGCTAAAAAAATCGTAGAAGATATTTTAGATATTCCACGCACTACACTTCAACGTAAAATAGATAAGATAGAAAAGCTAGCACTAGAAAGTTCACATTGGACTATTGAGTGGCATAGATACAAAGAAGTAAAACCGCAAGTTGTAATAGAAGAATATAAAAAACCTATTGTAAGAATACCAGCACAACGCACCACATTTTCAACGCCAACAAAAGTATTCGTTATTCCAGACGCTCACTGTTCCCCAGAAGAAGATCATTCTAGATTTTTATGGATAGGCAAAGCTATAAGAGATTATAATCCAGACTATTTAATTTGTATTGGTGACTTCTGTTCTTTTGATAGTTGTTCATTCTACGATAAAAACCATACAGTTAAAGGTGCTAAGAAACCGCCTATCTTAGAAGATATAAATACTACAGACGAATGTTTAAAACTTTTACATGAAGGCATGGGTGATATTAATCCTATTAAGCACTACTGTTTAGGTAATCACGAACTACGATTATACCGATATGAAAACGAACACAAAGAAGTAGTCGGAGCATTTTCCCAGCAATATGAAACTCTATGGAGAAAAAGAGGTTGGGGTATTTCTGAATATGGAGATTTCTATTTCTGTAAGGGGGTGGCATTTGTTCATGTTCCTATGAATGAAATGGGTAGAGAGATTGGCGGTAAAACTGCTGAAGCAAGTATAATTTCAAATAGTGCAACTCACGATATTGTATTTGGTCATTCACATAGAGAAAGATCTTGGAGAGCTTCAAAATTAGGTAGAGGTAATTATGTTAAAATTGTGAATGTTGGTACTTGTATGAACTACGGACATTTAGAAGAATATGCAAAAAATAACGCAAATGGGTGGTCTTATGGTATAACACAACTTATGATTTCAGATGGACATATCCAATCACATAATTTTATTTCAATGTTAGAACTAGAGGAGAAATATGACGAAAGACAAAATGATAAAAAAAATAATGCAACGAATGAGCAAGAGGGCTGATGATGGTATTAAAAAATATGGCTCTACAATGTTACATAGTAAAAAATCTTTTGTTGCGTGGATTGATGACGCTCAAGAAGAATTATGGGACGCAATAGTCTATTTAGAAAAATTAAAAACATTAATGGATTTAGAATTAGAAGAATTACAAAACATAGGAGGAACAGATGATTGATGACGCTAGATTGCACCAAGAAATAATAGATCACGAGGGTGGAATAATACTAAAACCTTACAAAGACCATTTAGGACATTGGACTATAGGAGCTGGTCATTTAGTTAAAGAACGTGAAAAACACGAATTTAGAGATGGTATTACCTATGAAATAGGACTTAAACTATTTTTAGTAGATTACATGATAGCTAAAAGAGATATGCAAACATTTTTAAAACCTTGCGGAGATATGCCAGCTATTGTTCAAGAGGTATGCCTTGAGATGGCATTCCAGATTGGTTTGCCTAAGTTAGAAAAATTTGTTAAATTCAAACAGGCATTGGCTGATGAAAACTGGAAAGAGGCGATTGCCCAAATGAAGGATAGCAGATGGTACAATCAGACACCAAACAGAGCAACAGCACTCATGAAGAAGATGAGAAAGTTGATCTTAGAAAACACAGAAAAAGAATAACGACACCAGAAGAAAAACAATATATTCTGGATATGCGTAAAAAATATAAAGAAGAGGACTTAAAAGA